CACCAAATCCGCCCGCCGCTTTTCCGGCACCCTTCAGCAACGAGCCAAACGCTTGGGTGTTACCGGCTTGGCGCGCAGCGGCACCTTGCGCGCGGAACAAGGACGCGCTGGTGGTCAAGCCTAAAGCCTCTAACTCTCCCGCGTGGAGGATGCTATTCACGTTCAGTTCTTCCTCCATCACGCTGTCTTCCAACAGGTCCATAGAGGCGTCAAGGTTCGATCGAGCCCGTAGCGCACCCGTCCTGATCCTACCGGCGCGCGCCTCACGTCGGGCGTTCTCAGCCGCTGCCTGTCGTGCGGCGACGGCGTTATTCTGGGCCACCTGTGCGTTGAAGTTCGCGGCCTGTTGCGCGGCCTTACCTTGGTTCATCGCGCCGACAGCGGAGACCGCAGAACCGGCAACCGCAGCCACTAGGGCCACCTCTGCGCCGGTCATAACACCCTCGCATACAGCGCGCAGTCATCGCCGTTTGGGTTATACGCTCTCATCCGCTCGGCTTCCAACTTGAACCCCAGCAACTGGACCCAACGATGACCCTGCTCGAAATCGCAGTCCACCGTTGCCTCAATGCGCTGCATGTAACAATCGTCGAGAAAGCTCTTAACCTCGCGGTGAATTTGCATAAAAGCGCCGTGACCTGTCTCCGATAAAAACCCCCACGCGATCGCGCGCCCCTGCCACATCGGCAAGATACCCATCGACGCGACTGGCGACCCGTTCACCACGCCGCTGAAGGAGGGAAACTCTTCCAACGCTTTGGCCTGTGCGGGCGTGACCCAGTTGCTTAGATACTGCTGCGCCGACTGAAGCTCAAGCTGGGCGATGTGTTCCGCTTGGAACGGTACGACTTCCATCTAACGATCCTGCGTGTGTTGCTGTGCCATCACCGCCTCTATGGTAACCGGGAACGGTTGTGTTTGGCGATAGAAGACGTGGTTGTCGGAACTATACTCGCCGTCCCACTCAAACTCCAAATCACCAGTGTATAGTGTCACCGCCGTGTCCATCGCGTCACCACCCTCGCGGAGTACAATGGCGTCGAGGTTGGCCGCGCCGGGGCCGACATACCCACCCAACATAGAGAGGAACCTAATGATAACGCGGTGCATACGAGTCAGCTTACCCTGAGAGGTGCCATCTCTGGCTCCTACGTCCGTGCGTAGTGTCTGGAAGTCGGACGTATACGCCAAACCAACTTGGGCTTTCGACGTGGACCGGTCGAGCGTAATCGCGCCAGAGGACACGGTTTTATTTGTGTGTGCCGCACCTTCGGCTAAGATGGTTACACTCTCTCCTTCCAGATGATCCAGCCCCGCTAAGGTGTTTACCCGCGCGCGAACTTTACCAGCGGAGATGTACGTGGTGAGCGCAGAACCGTCGATCGCAGGGTGGATGTCACCCGCCGATGTATAAGTTGTGTATCCTGTGCCGTTTACGCCAGCTAACTCAAACGTGTTAGCCGTGACGTTCGCCACCGTATAACCCAACCCGTTTAACTCAGTCATCCCCAACACATTGAGGATGGTGATCTCGTCGCTGTTGCTCAACCCGTGCGCGGCGGCGGTCACCACAACTGGGTTAGCCTGAGTCGCCGCCGTGATAGTTGTGCGGAGCTTGGTGTTGCTAAAAAGCTCGAAGGTGTTCGTGGTCTGCTCCGCGACCCGGTACGCGTTGGTGTTCAGCTCGGTCATACCCTTGACCTCGGTGATACGAACCTCCGTGCCATTCGCAAAACCATGACTCGCTGCCGTCACGACAGCGGGGTCAGCAGAGGTCACCGCAGTCATCGTCAACGGCACATCCAGCAACAGCCCGCTATCAACGAAGAACGCGTCCTCGGGGTCGTTGCTATCCTCCCAGTAAGGCTTCATGTACTCGATGTACCTCCGGGTGCTACCGTTCACCACCCGCTGCACCACCATGTATAACTCGTCTGCATCACCCGCCGTATTGGGGATGACCGCAACACTCTCGACCTTGGCCTGAGTCGCCGCCGCGTCACTCGTCCCGCCCACAATGTGGCGAGCCCACCCCACCACCTCTTGGTTACGCTCGTAGGTGACCGACAGAAGAGTACCGTCAACAAGACACGCCCACACAACATTCTGGGGCTCGGCTTGGTATGCCATTTCTTTAAGACCGGAGCGCGACACATGCTCCGATACCAAGGTCAGGTCGGGGGCGCGGAATCCATCATCTTCAAACAAGTAAGCCAACTCGCGTAACTTCCGCCCCGCGCGCTGGACAAACAAAATGGCACGCCCCGCTCGTATCGGGGTTATGCCGCTCTTGCTGCCGTAGCCGGTGGAGCGTTTAGACTGCACATTAGAGGGTGTGGTCACATCGCCCGTGTCGGACGGTCGGGTCAGCCACTCGCCGCCGACAGTGCCGGTGAGTAGCCCCTTTTCGTCGTCGGCAAACCACTCGATGTTGTTGACTGTGTCACCACTCAGATTGTCGGTGACCGCGTTGTCATCGACCACCGTGCCGTCTTCTTCAGTCGGCGCGAAGTTCTCGAAGTCCCCCGTGCGGCTCATGTCGATCCGCTGCGGGGTGTCAGTCGGCCCTCCAAACACCAAACGGTTCTGGTGGAAGGTCACCGCGCCGGGGAACCCGGTCGTCGTAGACCACACGCCCAAACGCCAATCGGCGGTCGCAGTCGTGGCCGACGCGTCAGGGCCATCGATCGTCGCGGTTACGTGGGTGGTGTCGGTGAAGGCTGTGATGGTCAAAAAAGTGTGATTGGTCGCAGGGTCTTTCCACCGGATCAACCGGCCAACATCCGTAGACTTGAACCCGTCACCGCCGTTTATTCCCGTCACCGCCGATGCGGTAACTGTCACTGAACCCGTCGTCGCCGATAGGCCCAGAGTGGTGGTCGTCGTGTTGGTGTTGAAGAACGGCCCGTCTTGGAACGTCAGGTCGGTGATCGTCCACGCCGTGTCGGACGTACGCGATATCTTCCGGGGAGTGTAACCTTTATGCACCACGTACAAGATGTCGGCGCTCTGTGTGAACTTCAGTTCAAACAGATCAGCCGTGGTGTAGGTGGTCGTCAGCTCGATCGTCTGCGCGGCGGTGCCCGCTGATGAATAGGCCGTGAACGACGACCCGTTGATGTCGGTGCCGTCGATGTCCTGTAGCTCGTATGTATTAGTGGTTTTATCCGCCACCAGATAATATTTGTCGTTCAACTCGGTCATGCCGACGACGCCAGTAATAAACACCTCGTCACCGTTGCTGTAAGAGTGCCCGGTGTCGGTTACCACCACAGGGTTCGCAGCGGTCGCCCCTGAAATGGTGGACGTGCTGGAGAGGATAGCGCCGTTATCTTTGTAGAACCGGCAGTACAGATTACCGAACTCGATTATGTATGCCTGAGTGGTGGAAAACTCGAACCGGACGACCCGAGTAGCCAATGAACTTGTCTTCACCTCTTTGACAAACACGGTGCCGGGGCGACGCTCTACCGGCCCTTGTACCAGCGGCACAAAGTTGAGACAGGTTTGCAGCCCGGTCTTGTATCGATCGATGTCCGGGCGACCATACAACAACGGCGACATCTCGCCGCCGTTAAAATTATTCTGTATGCTGCTAACTTTTGCCACTAGAGCCTCGCGTTGATCCAGCTATCCACGGGCTCTTCCTGCGGAGGCCGCTCAAACGCATTCACCCGACGCGCCTCTTTGCGCGCCGACACGTAGAGGCTCATAGCGTCCTCCTTCTTCTGATTTGATTGGGTGACCTTCTCGGCAATCTCCATCGCAATCCGCGCCACCAACAGCTCCACAAACAGCTGGTCAAAAGTGTTAGGGTCGGTGACCTGTCGAACATACACCAACTTGATAGGGGATGAGGCGTTGGTCAAAATCTGCCGCCCCTCAATCTGGAAATCATCTTGATTAGTGGTTCCGCCGTGCCCGTTGGTCGGAAGTATCCGCAAACAATCCGATGGCATTTGGTACTGCTTGGCGTACCCAAACACAGGGTCGGTGGAACTCGCGGCCACAGCCACGCGCGCTCGGGCAAAACTCCAAGGGTGTGCCCGCAACTCCAAATCACGGGCGTGGGCGTATATACGATTACACGCCCGACCCGCGACGGTGTCCTCCACCAACGTGGAGATAGATTTTGCGCCCAACGACTGGAGCGCGAGGTTGCAGATACTGACTTCGTCAGTCATGGACTACCCCCACGTAGAACAAGGGCGGCGCAGTGCGCCGCCCTCACTCAGTTAGTCAAGAACCCAAGTACAAGTGAGCGAGATAGCTCCCGTTCCATTTGCACCCGCGAGGGACACCGTAACCGGCACACCATCTTCGTTGGCGTCACAAACCGTGTGACGACCCAACGCCTCAGTGAGCGCCGCGCCCGTCACCGCGATCGCGGTGGACGCCGCTGCCGCTTTGTACTCGTCCACATCAAGAGCGACGGCATCGCCAGCGCTATCGGTGTGAGCCGCGTAACCTACGGACAACGTGGTGGACGACCCCAAGGCGGCGTGAGCCACTTCCATCGTCAAGATACGCGCGCCATTGGGGAGGTTGAACATGTGAATGTCCGACTGTTCCGCAGAAGCGACGTAGTTGGCGTAAGACACCCGAACACGGCCAGCGTGTTCGTTTGGCTTAATTTTGGTCTTGGGAGAGTTCTGGTCCCACTTGGTCTTTTGAACACTATAAACCGTAGCCATGATTTAAGCCTCCGAACAAGTGATTGCGACGACCTTCTTTTCCTCAACACGGGTCGCCCCAAAAGTGCCGCTAACGTACACTTGCGTCGAGTAAGATTTGTCTGCGCGTTCAGAAATCTGGACGTTAATGTCGTTCCAGAGTCCAAGGTGAAGGCCCGACTTGGCCCAAGTAACAACCGTCCGATCCGTGCCCGAGAGCGCGAGGCGTTGGCTGTCGATGAAATTAAAGCCCATGAAGGCTTTGATGCGACCATCGACGAGGACCGGCCTATCGGTGAAATCCAAGCTGATGGCTTGGGTCTGACCTAACAGGTCGTCGTGCTGTTGTGCGCCAATGGCGCAATACAGTGGCTCGTTGTCCACATCGACTTCCGCTGCGATCAGCAACTGCATTGCCTCTCGCAACTTGACGACCGTGAGACCACCAGCCGTGGTCCCAGCAGTCTGAGCCGCAGGGAACGCCGTGCTGGTCGTACCATCTTCACCGGTCAGGGAGGTTCCCGTGGCGGCTGCGATGATAGTGTCGTCCATCGCGCGTCCGAGAGCCATAGCGCCATTGATGGCGTAAGGGCTGGTCGGGTCGGCGATGACACGGAGTTTATCCTGGTCGTCGATAAGATCGGCCCATTCGTAATCGGTGGGGAAAACCCAACGCTTATCATGGGGGGTTTCGATCAGGGGCGTATCAGCGTGGCGAGTGGTCTTGGCTTGTGCAATGACCGCGCCTAACTGGTTTACTGCGGCTCCGCTTTTACCGTGGTAGCTGTCTTCCATGACCGCACCACGAAATTTGGAACCCCGCTGTTGAAGCAGATGCTCAACAGTCGATTTATAGTCAATAATTGACCAATCGAGGATTTCATTAGACATGATTAAAATGCCTTCCTTCTATGGGTTTCACATAAAAGCTGAAGGCTTATCCGGCGAGCGGGGCCAGTACTAAGGCTTTATAATCGGCCCACATGGGTTATCGACGTTGCCCGTTCTACACCATCATTGGTGCGCTATACCTCGGATATTAACCGGAATGTGGTTAAAGTGCAAGTGCGGCCTAATAATGATTACGCGGGGGCTCATCGAGGCATACACATATCAATAACCGCTCTTCTTCGTCATTCTCTTAGCACCAGATTTCTGAGCCGCCTTAGTAGCAGCGGCTTTCCCCTTGGGCGTGTAGGGGTACGTCTTGGCTTTCCCACTCTTGGTCATAACTTTAGGCATTCTGTTATCCTCTCGTAAGGTTTGTTGGCGGTCACGCTGTCTGGCCCCTTCGTCTTCTTCGGTTTGAAACCTCGGAGCCCGCCGTCTTCGGTTCGACATCGGGCGCAACCAGTGACACGTCGTTCATATACGCGTCGAACAAGCGCGCAGCTTCCATAACACTCTCGGAACCCACCAGACCTTTGACGCTGACCGCTAACTTCAGCGCCTCCAGCCGTGTCTGTGCGCTCACCCTTGCAGACCTGTCATCATGCGCGCCAGCTCGGACTTACGTGCGATCGTCGCTTTATGTGACGGGTGCATCCGGTCGGCCCACTCTGGGCTCGCCATGAGCTTACTCATCTCATCCTTCGCCTGTGCTGGCGACAGATGGTTGGGGCTGACGACCTCGCCCGTGTCGAAGGTGTCGTCGCCGATCTTACCTGCGATCCTCAGGAACATATCCATCGAACCTTTGGCACCAAGTGTCGCGCCAATGGACTCAAGCTCTGCATCGGTCATATCAAGTTGTTGCGCCGTGGCGTCAACCGTCATAACGCGCTGGTCGAAGGCCGCGCCCCATTCCTTCTTCAGTTCCGCGACCGAGTTAGTTCTCGCCGTCTCCACGGCGGAGGTCTGTTGCTGGGTCATCTCGCCCATATAGGACTGCCACGCCTCGGCGATGCTGGCAGCTTGGTCTTTACTCAACCCCGCCGTGTGGAACGCGCCAGCGGCCCAGTCCGAGAACGCGCTGTCCTGCCCCTCAACCGTGGGCAGCTCGTACCCTTTCGGCTCGTCGGGGCGCCCCAACTTACCGTAGAACGCCGCCTTGTCCTCCGGCGTGGCGTCCACTGTGGGGAGGATGACCATACGGTCTTGCTTCTCCGCGCTCATCATCTTTTCAAGATTACTGTAACTCTTGACCACGCCCTCGAACCCGGCTTTGTCGAAGCCTTTACCCTCGGCATAGGTCCGCAACTCCGCGTCAGCAAAGCCGTCCAATACAGAAGGAGTGGGTTCTGGTGTAGGTGTAGGTGTCGGGGTGGGTGTGGGCTCTGGTGTAACTGTAGGCTCCGGGTTGCCCGCTGGTGCGGACCCAAGGTCTTCAGACATGCTTTAGTCTCCGGTTGGGTTATACAAAAATTGCAGTTCGTCTTCAGTCAAATTCAAATGCTGCGTCACGCGCAACCACACCTCGCGGCGACCTTGGAGGACACCCTCCACGCGCGGGTCTGTGTGGAACGTCGATTCATTGGCGCGACAGAACTTCGCGAGGTCAGTCAGTACCTTCCTGGAATACCCACCCGCGAACGTCTGGCGGTACGCCTGTTGGCGGGTGCGTAGGAAGTCTCTCGCTTCACTCATCCCAACGCCTTCATAACCCCAGCGGCGGCGGGTGCCGCCTCGACCATCTGCTGCATCTGCTGCTGCTGCGCGCGGCCCTCGCGGGTCGCCTGCATCTGCCCCTCGTCGTTCAGCCACGACGCGGGCATCGCATTGATCTCAGCGAGATCGCGGAAGATCACATCCGTATTAAAGTTGTCCAGCACACTCGGGTCTTGGGTCGTGTTGACCACCGCGATCGCAGACTCAAACGTCCGCAAGAACCCTGCTGCCTCCTCCGCTCGCTGTGACCGTGATAGCGGACTATCATACTCAACCTCGAACGACCCTTCGGCCTCTAGCAGTGCCGGAGGCATCTCAGGGAGCATCCCCTGCTTACTCAGCACATCAAGCTCGCGCTCGATCATCGGCCCCAACATCTCGGACTGTTGTCTCCCCATCGTCGGCGACAGCAACGCGCCCTTCTCGCGCGCTCGCTCCAACACTTCCGTCGCGGTCATTGCTGGCGTCTCAACTAAAATCTGGAACAGGTTGACGAGGAACGCGTCATTGATGACGTTCCGCTCCATGTCCATCAGCTCTTGCCCAGCGGCAAGATTACCGGTCGGTAGCGTGTGGACCAGAGGGCGGCCTTCGGCGCTAACCCCACCGGGGTTGATTGCGCCCGCCTTCAAGCTGAACGTGTCGAGGATACCGTCGTCGTGCGTGAGCAGCACCGGGTCCACCACACGGTGGCCCTGTTTCAGCATCGTCTTCTTTTGCTCGTTCAGCACCTTGATTGACGGCAGACTGAGCATCGCGGGGCTGCGCCCGTAAATCTCTCCGGGGCCGGTCACATACCGGCTGACCTGATAGGGGAACGTGTCGAAGCCGCCCTCACTGAGGACGTGGCGTCCCTCACACGTAATGTAGGTCGATGCGAACCGTTTGCCGCGCGCGTCCAACCGTCCGGGCTCGACCTCTTCGCGCGGTCGCACACAGTGGATGATCTCGAACCGTTTGTCGGGTGTCGTCTTCGCTGCCGCGTTGACCGCGTCTGGCACTGAGTCCCAGCGCCCCGTGTCCACGCGTTGCAACATCTGCCGCGCCGTCAGTGAGTACTTCCGATACGACGTGTCCACGAACCCGGTGTGGCTCATGTCGAACAACACCTCACGCAGATCAACCGCGCGATACGCCAGCCCGCCCGTATCAGAGGAGTCCACGAACATCACCCCCGTGCCGAAGGCACCTAAGCCGATGTACACCTCATGCTGTTGGCTCGCGTAGTTTGCTCGCGGTGCGTACCGCTGCCGGAACAACACCCGCTCCGCTTCCTCAAAATAAAGTTTAACCGTGTGGTCCGCGTTCAGTGCCGGGTCCGTCGCCCGCAGCCGGTGCCACTTCTGGTTCCGGGGGGTGAGCATACTCTCCATCGCAGCGGCGAACCGCTCCAGCGCCAGCGCCGCCGTGCTGTCGAGCATCTTCTCAGTGCGCTTCTCGCCACGCGTGATGTTCATGTCCGACCGATACATCGTGTCAGAATATCGCGGTAGTACCCGATCGGCGATCTCGGTCCAGTGGGCCTCCCACGTCCCGCGCATGGCCTCAAGCTGCTCGTACCGCTTGATGATGCCGTCAGCTGTCTTCATGGCTTACTGGCCCAACAAAGTCTTCGACGCCGGGGTCGTCTCTGACGTTACCCCTTCACCGCTTGTCAACACTGTTGACGCTCGACCCTGCGCCCGTGAGCGCCGCTGCCGCGCGTCTAACGCCGCCGCTTGCACGTCCGCGCCCGACCGCGACGGCGGGGGTGCCGGTGGCGGTGGCGGTGCCGGTGCTTTTGGGGAACTAAAAATTCCGCCCATTGATATCTCCCTTTAACCAGAATCCAGTTAACACAGAGCTACCATAAAAAAACCCCCGACGCAATGGTGCGTCGGGGGGTGAGAGATAGGGAGGGAATGTAACTACGTGAATATATCATAATCCATGCCAGATGCAACCCGTGACCGATTGCGGCGCGACAGCGTACTGTCCTTGCGGTTCGTTATCTTACTGAACGTCATCGCCAACGCGTCCGCATAGTCAGGACTGGCGTGCCCGCGTTTCTTCATCTTCTCCTTAGGCTCCAACTTCAGTTGCCCTTTCAGAGTGAACTCATACATCGGCGCGCACAGGTCATCCGCCAAATCCTTAATGTTGGGCAGCTTGCCCGAAGGTAGCCAGTCCCGCAGCCGCCCCCACATCTCCGTGCGGTGATTAGCATACATGTCCTTGTCCTCCGCGCCGCCGCCCGTCCGCACCTCGTTGATCTTGAACCCCGCGCCCTTCAAGATATCCACAACCCCGCCGCCCACACCGTCACCCTCGACGAACACCGCGTCCGGCTTGTACCGATCGATCGCCCGCGCGACATGCTCCGACAACTCCACGATGCTGCAACTCTTGTACTGCTCGAACCTGACCTCACTAGCGTCCCGACCAGAGCGGAACGCTATCACCGCACTATCATCACCGAACCGCGCCGGGTCCACACCAATGACCATCGGCGCTCCAGGATCGGCGATGGCATCACGCGCGATGGCGTCGTCAACCTGCCCCCGACTGATAAACTGATAATCACCTTGCCGGGGGAATTGCCCGTAGACCTCGACCCGTGCCTGATCGCTGTCCTCGCCGTACTGCTCGATAATGCTGGTGTAGAGCGCATGGTCGTTCTCCTCGACACTGCGCCCATCAATGTTCTCATGGTCCCACTGGTCGCGATTGCCGTGGAAGCATTCAAAGAACTCGCCGGACGGGTTACGCGGATTGCTGATCGCGATCCAGAACCGGTGGGTCGTCTTGTCCGTAAAATAACCCTGCGCCACCGGCCAGATGCAACCGGGGATACCGCTGGCCTCATCGAAGAGAACCGCCATCGCCATCTGACTGTGAACGCCCGCGTAGGCATCCGGAGCTTCCTCTGACCAGAGCCGCGCCTCGATGTACCAGTACGCATCATCGTAGCCGGTCGTCTCCTTGAGCGTCTGCACCAACCAATCGGCGGGCTTCAAAGACATGATGTTATGCTCGAACCACCGGCTGTTAATCGACATCGTCGCCCATTTGCGGATTTCTGGGAACGTGGTGGATTTAAGCTGCTGCTCGGTGTTGGCGCTGACCACGACCGTGGAGGACGGCAGACAAGAAAACATCCACAGACTTATCCACGCAAGAAAAGCCGACTTGCCAATCCCGCGACCGGAGGCTCGGGCGATCTTTAAGAGTTCCGGGTCCAAGCCATGTAACTGCTTGTTGCGGTTCGCCGCGATGTGGTCGCGCATCTTGATGAGAGCGTCGAGCTGCCACTTCCGTGGGCCTTGGTGATGCTCTAAGGGTGTGCCGGGTTTGCCCCACGGGAAAGCGTACAAGACAAACTGAAGGGGGTCATCGGCGTAACCGAACAGTTTATGTATAAGCTGTTGCTCGTCGGGGTGGGGCTGTTGCTTTGCCATTTTTAGTTACACCTTATTTTCTGAAAAATTTTTCTGAAAAAATAATAAGCAGGGGCTTGGTCAGGTCCATATGATCCTGCCCGCGCCGCAATCTCGGGGGTACCCCCGTACCACCCCCCGGCCTCCGATTTTAAATGTCCGGACATTGATTGTCGCATAAACTCCATTATGGGAAATTACTTATCGTTAGTTATCAATGGGTTAGCTATTTCGGACCGTTCAACCGTGTCAGCTTCAACTGTTACGGGTCGCATATCGACGATTTGTTCGCTTATACGTTGTCGGTTAGCTTCCGCGTCGAT